CAGCGATACGTGGCGCTTATAGCGCAAGCTGCCGCGCTGAAAAAGAACCAGCCTGATTGCAGCGATAAAGTAGCTAAACGCTGCTATCGTGGGTGCGATGGTTTGAATGAACCCTGAATCAACCATTGTCATCCTCACCTGCCTTTCCTTTTCGGCGATCTAGCCACGTCGAAAGCTCGAACCTATCGACGTGCTTAATGAGTTTTAGCGACAGCGGGACTATGACGATGGCGCCAACAAAGCCGCCTGTTCCATCACGGGTCACCGGCGTTTGAGCAACTATCTCCGGGGACATCAAGTAGCCGCACAGCGCCGAAAACAGTAGCGCGCCGATGCGCTGCCATGCCCTGAGGTCGCTTTTGCTATAAGCCACAAGCCCTGCGCCAAGTGCTGCGCCCATGAGAGCGTTTGCATTAATCCAAGGCAGCAGGGCTGCTAGACCTATCCCGGTTGCCGTCACCGCTGCCGCCGCTGCGCTAGTTGTTGGTTCTGCCACATTGCCTCCTATGCATGGCGCCTCAGCGACGCCCCAGTGATGCCACCGTTTTTACTATTGCGCCACAGGCGCGTATGACCCCGTTAAGGCGATCATTCACCGCTGCCTGCAGCTTTAGCTCTTGCTCTTTCCCTTTGCGCCACTCGGCATGGGCTTTGCCTTCAAAGAAGGCCTCAGCCTCGCTGTGCGTCATGCGCAGCGCTTCAGGAAGCGATGTGGAGGAATATAGGGTGAGGCTATGCGCTAGATACCGCTGATTTTCCACCCAGATACTTCGCGAGGTCGGTGAGGCAGGCGCTAACTGGAAATCGCGCAGGCGGCTTTTCAGCCGCGCTGCCCTCTCTTGGCAGGGCGATCAGGCCGTGCTCGTCCGCTTCTGAGATAAACAGGTGGTCCAGTGCCTGGCGGCTTTGCTCAAAGGCCCCCATCAGCTGTGCGAAGACGCTTTCGGGGTAGCTGGCAATCACGCGCATACGCTCAATTAACGCGGCATCAATATCACCGCCGGTCGGCACCGCCTTGCCGTTTGGGATGAGCTGAGCAGCCATGCGCCCAATGCGCCAATGCGCGTCGCCAGACACCTTGGGTAGCTCGCCCTGCAGTCGCTCAATAGATCCCGCCATGGCTCCCGTTAAGTGCCGTACCTCCCAGCGATCGCCCTCAATCTCGCCAATTTCAACCAAGTCGTCGGGATAGTCTTGATCGCCTACCAGGTAATCCGAAAAGCGCGCTTCGCCGCCCGCTAGGCTAAAGTCAGGGCCATCATCTAGTGCCGATGCCATGTAGTGGCAGACCGCCATCGTGCGCTCTTGCACCGTCCAGTCTTCGGGATTCTCTACGCCCTGAACGCTATCGATCGACGCCCGCAAAAACGCGGTAGTCGCCTCTTCGTTGAGGTAGTCAGGGATGGCGGCAAGGGCGATCGCATCGATCATCGGCAGTTCTTTCATGCGCACCGTTAAGCGCTTCGTGCGTAGCACCGGGAAGTTGATCACAGCACTCCTCCTTTCATGTTGTCCCAGTCATTGCGGTCTATCGCCGTCAGCGTGGCGAAGGTCACGGGCAGCTGAAGCTGGACAAAGCGGCCGTATTTGTCGGAAGGGGAATTGATAGGGACGCCGATGCTCTCAACGACCATGGGTGAGTAGGTTCGTCCTTTGTAGCGTATCGCTATCAGCGTCGGCGCTGAGGACGGCATCGCCGCTTCAACAAAGCCGTTTACGTCTCGCTCCCCCTCCCGGTACCAATCAAGCGCCGCGGTTAGCAGCGTGCCCTCTGGGGCCAAATACTGAGGCAGCACCCAGCGCATCAGTTGGTCTAGCGGATCCTCTACCTCTGTTTGCGGGTCACGCCAGGCGCGAAGCATAATGGTGGCCTGAAGGCGCAGCGGGGGCATGCCGCTAAACACTTGCGTCGAATTTAGCTTGGTAATGCCCGTGCGCCCGCGCGCGGTTTCGCTCACCTCTTTGGTGGCACCGCCTACGCCGTCGCCCAAGCGCTCGGCAATAGGCTGTATAGCGCCGCTTTGCAGCATCGCGGAGAGCGTGGGCGCTCGCGACTCAGGGCCAGCCCCTTCAAAGGGCGATTGCCAGTTAAGCGTCGCCTCTAAATTAGCGTCATCCACAAACAGGCAGCGCACGCGGTTGGCTTCATCCAACGGCTCGCTTTTGTGGTCAACTTCGTAAATTGTGGCGATTAACGTAGGATTTAGACCATCCCACAAGGGGCCAAGCCCCCCAAAAGGCAGCACCATGAATACTCTCCGCGCTATAAAAAAGGCGGCCAGTGGCCGCCAAGCTCCCCGCTTGCGATGCGTATTAGCTACCCATGCTTTTGCGCACTTTCATTGACTTCAGCCGGCGAGCCTTCGCGCGCGGGTTGTGGGCCTTCTTGCGCGCCTTGCGGATAGCCAGTTTCTGCTTACCGGAAAGACGAACCTTGCCCGCCACGCGCTTGTTGACGCGCTTCTTCTTGCCACCACGAACCACGGTCTTCTTGCGGTACGTCGCGTCAAAGACAGGCGCCTGGTCACCATCATCAAACGCAAAGTCGTTGATGGTAGAGTCAAGCTCTTCGCCGTCCGGCAGCGCTGCGGCGACGGCATCACGAATCCGCTCAGCAGCTTCGTCATCCCAGTCATCCAGCAGCAGGCCGATCTCTTCGTCTTCGATACCAAGGGCTGACAGATAGTCCCAAGCGGCTTCGCGCGCCACGTCAACGACATCGTTCTCGTTTTCGTCCAGCTCGCCGTCTTGGTTGTCGTCAGCAATGCCCACCATCATGGCCAAAAGGCGGTCGGCGCTGCTTTCGCCCTCGTCCAAGTCGTCTTCTTCGATCCATTGCTGGATAACGGCCACGGCGTCCATGCGCAGGCTCATATGCTCATACTCGCCAGCGGAGTCGAGCAAAGGCTCCCCGGCGTCATCCAGCACCATGAAGCGGTGCGCCATCGCGTCGTGTGACGCCTCGGCAGCGGATGGATTAGGCTTCGCGGGATACATCAGCCCGCGAAGCACGTTTCGTAAATCGCTCATGTTTGCTCCTTAACGGCTAAGCGTTTGGGTGGCGTGGATGGCCCGCGTGGTGCCGTCATAGCGCAGCCAGTAACGGACATCCATCAGCTCATAGGGACGCTGCTCGTTGGGCTGCACTTCAAAGCGCCATGCCGCGCCATTCATGGCCGGGTCACTGGATGGGACAAGCCACGCTGACGCCTGAGCCGCTTCAAAGTGCGTGGTTAATAAGTCACGCATCTTCTTGATGGCCACCGACATCGGCAGCTGCAGAATGTCCTTACCGAAACGGGTCACGGCATCGTCAATGGACGTCGACATGTCAGCAACAGCGATCAACTTCTTCAGGCTGCTATCCACCATCGCGCTGGTCAGCGAGTCACGGAAGACGTAACGGCCGCCACCGGAGTAGTTCTCAAAGACCACCGGGTTAATCTTCGCCCGGGCCAGAGCGTTCAACTCCTGGTTGTTAGGCGAATAGGTCTGCACGATGCCTTGGCGACTAATCGGCCACTCACGGCCCGCGATGGGGTAGTTTTTCGGTGCAAAGCCCTTGGCATTCACGCTCGCGTTGCGCCCGCATGCCATGGCGATGTTGAGCGTTGCCGTGCCAAAGTAGCGCTTACCGTTGATACCCGTAGGATCAATGGACTTGAGAGGCGCCCAGAACGTATGCAGCAAGTGTGCCTCGGCCATGCTGCCCAGGTTCATCTGCTCGACAAACGCAATCGCCCCTTCCACGTCCAGGCTGCCCGGTACGTCGACGCGCAATTGACGGTTAGTGTCGAACGACAGGCTAGCCAGCTCAGCAATCAAGCCAGGCGCTTCACTGCCACACGATGCGATATAGGCATACCCATGCTGTGTGCCATATAGCTGCTCACGCGCATTGATATAGTTCTCGACTTGGTAGGCGGTATCGCCCTCATCGAAGTAATCCAGCACGGCAGACGTAGACCACTTTTCACGGTACATGCTGTCGTAGCCGTAGGCGTCCGAGTCGGGGGCAATGGTGGCATTGGCGCCGGTCATGACTTCCAGGCGATCAGTGCGCGCTTCGATCACGGTCGGCAAGTAATGCGAATTGCCGTTATCGTCCACGGCGTCACGGTTCAGTGAGCCGGTTACCTCCACCAGCTTTTCACCGTTAGGCTCAAGCAGGCGCAGTGTAATAACGTCATTAGCAACGTTAACGCCACCTTCGCGGCGCTCATCAGCACGAAACTCCACCATGACGCCATCGTTAAAGCACTCAAGGTGCTTGATGGCCATTAAGAAGTTAGTCTCGGGCTCGGTTTCTGAAACGCTGAACTCAAAAGCGCCGGTAGGCTCGCTAGACGTTTCGTCCAGCACCTGCGTCACCACCATCCAGCTAAGCTGTGCGGTGTCGCCATGCAAGCGAGCAATAACAGCCTCGTAGGCGCCGTTATCCAGCGCTTCGCGCACATGCACGTAAGCTTCATTCAGCTCGTTATCGCGCATAGCTTCGCCAGGGCCAAGGCGCTGACGCACGTTGCTGCGATTTACCTTGAAGGCACGATCGATACGACCGCGCGTTGCCCGAAGAGTGGTGGCAAAAATCTGGTCTTCATTGCCTGTAGTCGGGATCTCAGAGTTATCGACCAAAGGGTTCAATTGAACCCCTGACTCGGCCCCAAGTTGGCGCACGAATGAAACGGTCATGATTAGCCCCCTTGTCCATCAGACTCGGCAGCGGCTTTGGCTTCTTCAAACGCCTTTAAGCCGCCCGCAGTGAGGGTGCCGTCTTCACGCACCTGATTGCGCAGCGGTTCAAAGCTGACGCCCTGAAGCTCAACGATGTAGGCC